AAAAAATTGTCCGACGAAATTCAATTCAATATAAATGTAGATAAAACAAAACAACAATTGATTTTTGAATTAAACATCCCACAAACTTTAAGTTTTATTAAAAAAGCACATGGTGATCAATTATATGGTACATTACCTTATTGGACTCATCCAAGACAAGTTGCAATTGTAGGTAAAAAAATGTTTGGTGAAAAATTTAATAGTGATGCTGTTAAAGTTGCATTTTTACACGATATCGTAGAAGATACACACATTGGCTTAGATAAACTTCGTCAATTAGACTTTGATAATAAAGTAATAGAAGCAGTAAAATTATTGACCAAAGACAAATCAATTAGCTATATCGACAATATCAAAAACATTATTAATAGCAATAACATATATGCTATAATGGTAAAATACGCAGATAACTATGTAAATTACACAGGTGACAAAAGTACTTGGGATCCAAAACGCAGAGAAATGGCTCAACAAAAATATCTAAAAAGTATGAAAATGTTAGCCGATAAATTAAACATAAAAAGTATCGGTGAAAATGCTAGTGGCTACATCCCAAATAATAAACAAAAAAATGACCCAAGATATAAGACAGCCTTGACAGTTGATGTAAAACCTGATACAATGCGTAAAGATGCATTAAAATTTGGTAACAAGATTAGTCGCGCTGGGATACCCCCTACATTAAAACCATAATCTCTATCAATTCTTGCAAATGAACGACCAAGACCAATATCTGTCTGCTATTGAGTGGCGCAGACGTTTGGACAATGTATTAAGAGAGTTACGCAATAGCCAATATAATTCTGACCTTTATAAACTTTACTCAAACATAGATAGTATGATTACTGAATTGAGTAAAATGGAAGTATACGATAGGCAATATAAAACAAAAGATAGAATCATTGCCCAAAGTAATAAAATCAAACAAAGTATAGATTATTTGGAAAAAATGATACTCATACTGAAACTTACATACTAGTTGACAAATATTTCATGATACTGTAAATTACATTCTGTAGAAACAGACATACGAAGAATATTTGTCTAGCAAAAATGGTGAATTGCGCAAGAAAGCATTGTCCAAACTCACTCAAGAAGAAAAACACGTTTTGGGTCTTACTGATTAACTGTTAAGCACAGGAGAAATATTATGCCATGCAGAGACTATGGTTCGGATAACAATTATAATTATAGAAATCAAATTCGTCTTGGCCGAACAGTCGCCGAACAAAAGGATAGACTTGACATGCTTGCTAGAATTGCATGTGAAGCAATGACAATGTTGCAATCAATGGTCGATCCAGAACTTAAAAATGTAACTAAAGAGGCAAAAGAGTGGTTTGCAAAACATCAATTTTCCGACCAAAAAGAAAAAAAACGTAGGGAAAAACTGGTAGAGGAAAAGAAAGAAATTGCCAAACAGAAAAAACTTGCACTCAAAAAACTTACACCTGAAGAAATTAAAGCTTTGAACTTAAAGGTCTAGTATGAACACTCAAAGTCAAACGTCGATTTCGTTAGATACTGTAATACGTTTCCTAAAAGTTATAATGGAAAAAAATCCCGATCATTATAAAATCACAGTTGGTACTATTGGTGTTGAGGTACTCACATTAAAACTTATGTTGGCTTTACTTAAATCTGGCCATGCAGATTTTTTACTATTGAGTGACGATCAATTAAAAAATTGGTGGGGTAGAGTTTACACTAACGCATGTAAGAACATCGATGTTATTAAACAAAAAAAAGAACAATACGATTTACGTTTATCTGCCTATAACAAACTCACAGCATATGAAAGAAAGTTGCTAGGTATTAAAATGCCTACCAAATCAGTACAGATTCAAAACTTTGAGTTTCTTTTTTCTATGGATGCTAAAGAAAAACAAATAGTGTAACAATACAATTAAATTTTTAGAGAAAAATCAAAAATGAAAAAGGGCGAAATGTTAGATCAAATGCTCATGATTGCTACCAAAGCGCATCATGGCCAATTCGATAGGGGTGGTAACCCCTATATCCTTCATCCACTTAAGGTAATGCATTATCTAAAGACCGACGATGAAGAACTAATGTGCATGGCTTTGGGTCACGATGTTATTGAGGATACCTCTGTTACCTACAAGGACTTACGTGAAGCAGGAATTAGTCAAAGAGTAATTGATGGCATACGTGCATTAACCAAACAGCCAGGACAAACATACGATGAATATAAGCAAAATGTTTTTGCTAACATCGATGCTATGAGAGTTAAAATGGCAGACTTAAGACACAATACAGATATTCGTCGCCTTAAAGGTGTCACTGAAAAGGATCTTACTAGGATGGCAAAGTATCAAATGTTTTATCTTGAACTCAAAAATAAACTAGAAAAAGACCGTAAGTGACTCTACCCAAAAATTGACAAAAAATAGCTATTAGTATAAACTCTGTTTTTTATAAATTTTGTGGCAATTAGTGCTGCGCGTGAAAGATTGAACAAGAGGAAATAACATGCTGTGGATTCAAAATGTTAGCATGGCAGATGTGGAAAGGGGGTTTCATATTGACCCGGGCCCCAACGCCATGCTTATTCAAATTGTCGATCCCGATATCGACTTTCCTGCTCCCAAACACCAGTTTCGTGAGGTTCATCAGTTTAAGTTCCTTGATATTGAACTTGAGGATTTTGTCACCGATGAATCTATGCGTTGCAGCCAAGAGCAAGCCAATAAATTGGTTTGGTTATTGCATCATGCAATGGATAACTGTATGCACGTTATCGTACATTGTGTGGCAGGAATCTGTCGCAGTGGTGCAGTTTGTGAAGTTGGGGTCATGATGGGCTTTCAAGACACCGAAGTTACTCGCATTCCTAATCGATTGGTAAAACACCGAATGATGAAGTGTTTGGGTTGGACTTACTAATTAATCATTAGTAACAACGTTTTATATTTTTGGAGTCAATATGTTTGAATTTCTATTTGGCGTTAGTGCGACCTGTATTTTTTTATTTTTACATGAACATGTTAAAGGTCGCATGTCCATTAAAAATAAATGGGAAGATTTAACTATTGATCAATGGTTTTTGATCATTGGTAGCATGACTCTCCCCTTCTCTCTTATTGGCATGCTACTGACCCCGCAATAAATCACTGATTTTGATGGGCTTTCAAGACACCGAATGATGAAGTGTTTGGTTGGGCTTAGTATGATAATAGTCGATATAAAACAACACTTTGAGGCGAACGAATGAATGAACGAATTAAAGAACTAGTAAAGCAGGCTGGGGGACATTGCAACACTCACAACTTAGCCAGTAATCCTGTACAATATAGAGAATCAGTTGAGTTGTGGGATGACAGGATTGAAAAGTTCGCCGAATTGATTGTCAGGGAATGCATGGCTATGTGTAAAACTGCTGTAGGTAATGCCGATTACAACACAGGCAGACTACATTGTTTGAATAACATCAAAGAACATTTCGGAGTTGAAGAATGAACGATGAAAGCCACTTACCTGTAGCTAAACAAAGTCTCGTATTCCGTTTACGAAAACGGGCAGAGATACGCAGACAAATTCCAGGACGCAGGAGTGTTGAGGAAGGAAAACCCGATCGAATTGCGGATCTTTTAGAAGAAGCCGCAAATGAGATTGAAAGGTTGCAAGGTCTTTAATTTGACAATAAATGGGTTTGGCTATATAATAGAATCTTAGACAGTTAGATAACGGAGAAAGAAATGTCGGGTTTCGTTGTGTTTCATATCAAAAGCACAGTCCGTATCAAGTTTTTCAATCTTGAAAGTGCTGCAAAGCGTAGCACGACCTGCATGAATCGTAACGCAGGGTCTGTAGCATACGGATATGCTAGTGAAGAGGCATATCAAAACACCGTGGTCAAGATGAAAAAGGTCAAGAATCTGATGACGGGTGCGGAGATCGAAATCCCCAGCAACACCCCTCACTGTTGCGACCCGTCGACGGAAACGTTTTGGAGCATGTAAAATGGCTACGACCTACAAAGGCAAAACCTACGATGACAGTCATGGTACCCCGTTTGATCGTGGCATGGCTGACAGTTACTATGGTCGCCCACGCAATCCTCATTCCTTCATGGGTAGTAGCTATATGACCCCCGAAGTCATTCCTGAAAAAGGTAGCGCACAGTATAAGGCTTACATGGCAGGATATGACTATAATGAGGAATATGGCGACCGTAAAGACTGGGGCCGTTAATATACTCTAGGACAAAAAATGATTACTCCCTACACCGAACGTCAAAAAACTCTGATCGTTAACAATGTGGTCAGGGCTTGTAAGAACATCGAAACCCTTAATCGCACAGGCTACAAGTTTATCTACCTTTGTAGTGGATTCATTGCGCACCATAATCTTTATGGTTTCATTTCTGCATACAGTGAAAATGGATCACTCAAGCGTAATATTCTGCGCAATGTAAATCAAAATCAATGGGGGAATTTCCGCCCGGGCGAACGGGACTATGAGTATTACATGTCCAAAAAGGATGTGTACAATCGAATTGTTTCCCAACTGACTAGTCAGGCTTGACAATAAATCCTAACTAGTTTATATTTTGTTTCACAATCACTTAATGGAGTAAATCATATGACCCGCATTTCTGACAATCTAACTGTTACTTCGGTACAGACTCGCAAAGCTATTATGAAGGCATTCAAGTCTAAGCGACCCGTTTTTCTTTGGGGCCCTCCGGGTATCGGTAAAAGCGAGGTCGTTGCAGATATTGCTGCCGAACTAAAGGGTTTGGTTATCGATCTGCGCATGGCTCAAATGGAGCCCACTGACATTCGCGGTATCCCCTACTTCAATCGTGATATTGGTAAGATGGACTGGGCTCCCCCGGTTGATCTGCCCGATGAGGAAACTGCTAGTAAGTATCCCATCGTCGTACTTTTCCTCGATGAAATGAACAGTGCCCCGCCCGCGGTTCAGGCTGCTGGTTATCAGCTTATTCTTAACCGGCGTGTAGGTAAGTACATGCTTCCTGATAATGTTGTTATTGTTGCGGCAGGTAATCGTGACAGTGACAAGGGTGTGACGTATCGTATGCCGATGCCGCTTGCTAATCGTTTCGTTCACCTTGAAATGCGACCTGACTTCGCTAGCTGGCAGGTCTGGGCTGTTAACAAGAGTATTCACAAGGACGTGGTTGGCTATCTCAGCTTCGCAAAGCAGGACCTGTATGACTTCGATAGCAAGTCTAGTAGCCGTGCTTTCGCTACGCCGCGTAGCTGGGTGTTCGTAAGTGACCTACTAAATGACGAGGACACCGATACTGATACGCAGTTTAATTTGGTTGCAGGTGCAATCGGTGAAGGTCTTGCTGTCAAGTTTATGGCGCATCGTAAGGTCGCTGGTCGATTGCCCGAGCCGATCGACATTCTTACTGGTAAGGTCAAGGACCTGCAAGTCAAGGAAGTGTCCGCTATGTACAGTCTCACGATTTCTATGTGCTACGAACTGAAGGACGCCCTCGACAACAAGAAGATCGACAACAAGGAATTCCACAAGATGGCTGATAACTTTTTCAGCTATATGATGGCGAATTTTGAAACTGAACTGGTTGTTATGGGCGCTAAGATTGCACTTAAGACATACAAGCTTCCCATCGAACCCAGCCAGTTGAAGAACTTCGATGACTTCCACAAGAAGTACGGCAAGTACATTGTCGAAGCCGGCAACTAAACAATTGGTTGCTTACTGAGATAATTTTAGGGTGGGGTAAATATCCCACCCTTTTTTTGAAGGATAAAAATGTCTGATAATAAAAAGGTACAAAAAATAATTTTTGGTCCAGGATGCTTTGATGATTTTGAAGGTACACAGGAAGAGTTGGATCAACTTATCAATGAGATTACTCGCCTGGTAGAGTCAGGAGAATTATTTGAAAATTCGGTAGAATTGGACATTGATAATCTCGATGAAATGGAAAAAGAATCAATCAAAGACACCATCGACATGTCGGACCAAACATCTAATGATTACCCACACAATACTGATAATAAAAAACTTCACTGATGTTGACAATAAATCCTATTTCATATAAAATTCTATTTGTTATAGAAAAGGATAAATCATGAGTTATATTTACATGTCAGACACCCTTCCAGGTACTAAGGGCAAGAAAAAGCGCAACAGCAAGCTTGATA